TCATCCTGGCATATACCTATCGGGGTGAATAGCTTTGGCTTGTTTGGGACTGCCTGTTCTGGCGCGCCTAACTCTGTCCATCATACTGTAAAGTTTCTTAGCGCCTGCATCGGACGAGCCGTTACCGAGGTGGGACACGACATCAGCAGGTACAACAAACTCATCATTGGCTAAGCGTGCGGGTTGTTTGTCGTTAATAGTTGCGGGAATGGAGTCAGACATGCCGTCGCCAGGACCTTTGAGCATACGACCGCCATCAGAGTAACTACCTAGATCTGAGATACCGCCTTCTTTAAAATTCATTACAGGCTGAGGCATTGGCATATTCTGCGCTGTCGCATAAGCAGGAGTCACATTGTGTGACATAGGTACGTTTGGAGTATTTACCATGCCGCCAACTGCCATGTTGCGCAAATAGGGAACACCTTGTGCCCCGGTCAAGTTGCTGCCTACACCTGTATAGGGTTGGATGCCGGGGGTGCCGTATTTTTTGTCAGATGCTTGAATAGCCGCATTAGCAAGACCTAATCCTGTACCACCGACAAGCGCTTGTCCAGCAAGCCCCATACCATAGCCATTGCTCCATGTATTTGCAGGATTTGTGAAACGCGATAACATTCCAGAAGGCGCATTAGCAGGAGGGTTTGCGGCTAAGTCAACGGTTGTTGCCTGGGGTGTTGCGCCTGTCTGGAGCCAGCTGGGTAGCGTACTTCCAGAACTTGTAACAGGAGCTGTGCTTGCAGCAGCGGCGCCACTACTACTTCCAGGGATTAAACCTGAAATACCGCTACCAATAGCTTGCGCTCCGGAGTCAATAGCGCCGCCAATACCGCCCAGACCACTGTCTAAACCCATGCCTGCAAACATATTGCCACCGGCTGCAAGTTCGCCAACACCAGTACCAAGAGCCGCTATACCTAGCAGCTTCTCACCAAAAGACATGTTATTCCAAAAACTCATAGCAGCTCCTTAAACCTTTATTTTTAAAACGTTGCTGGCGCTTGTATCGTAATATACATCGCCTTTGCGAAGATTGGACAAATCAGCTTGTGTTGGCAAACTGGCTTCGTACGTAACCGGATTTGAATTGGGAGTTGGCTGACTGAAGTTTAGCCCAGATACGACCTTTGTTGTACCGATATTTTGAGACGCCGCTTGTATAGGCGCTGCGTTATCTAACTGGCTAAAGTACAGACGCATAATATTCAGGACCTGCTGCATGAACTGCTGATCGTACTGCACAGGCGCAGCCGGTAGTCTTGGTTGTACTGAATTTGTTTGTGCCATTATCTTCTTCCGTCAGGACGAATATCTAACCGATTGGTACCCGATTGCCAAGCCACGCCAACTGCGTCTGAGCCAATGACCATCGCCATTTGTCTTCCTCGTGCCCGTATATACACCTGGGGTGTAAACTGCTGAATCACATATTCCCGCTTGAGCGTATAGTCTTGCGCGCTTGCAATCGTAGGATCATTGCTGACCCCGTACATAGAACCCGAAAACTGCCTGGGCAGGAACGTCATTTTAACGCTTGGCTGATTGACAGTTGAGCCCGTGAAATTTATATCAGGAACACAACGCCAAACAAAACCAAAATTATTACCATCCCCAATATCAAAATCAGAACTTTGGACGTAAGAATTAATAGGAGAAGGTGGGTTAGTGACGCCATCATCAACACCATTTTCGTGATACACCAGCAGTCCGCCGTAGTTAGCGCCAGTAGATGTTTGTCCGTAAGGCGTTGCAACAGGTGTTTGACGCAGTGGGCTGTAAAGCCAAGAGGAGCGATTCATGCCGCCGTAGTACCAAGTCTGATCTAAATAGTTGTAGACCACATAGCGGTCCATGATGTTGTTGGGGTTGGCGGTTGTGCCAGAGCCTTGTGAGCCATCAGGGTTTGTACCAGTAATGGATGGGTAGAACCACCAGATCTCGTTGTACGCTTCGTTCGTACCTGCATAGACCTGCGCAGACTGGGTCAAGTTAATGTTGTCAAAAATGTATTGACGCACTGCGCAGGGAAGCGTAGACACCGTACCGGTATAAACATAGAACTTGTTGTAACCCATCCAGTAGGTGATGTTGTTGACAGTCGCAACCGCATTGGGACCCATGATGGAGATGCTGTCCCCCATGATCTGAAAGCCCCAAACATAGGGCGGTCCAAGGTACTGCATGTTGTATACAGCCGAGTCCGTAAAGATCAAAATCTCTTGACGTGTCTGAATAGCGGTCACAATTTGTGAACCTTGAGACAAGCGGTAGCTACCCGCTTGGTTGGTAAGACTTGGCAGCCAAGTCAAAATGTTTTGTTGATCAGACCAACGTACCAAAAGCGGATCAAGCGCCGTCGTGGTCACTGTGCCAGACGGATCGTTACAGCCAAACGCAATCACAAAGTTTGAAGCATCCGACACCATAACGTAGTTGACCAAGCTTGGGCAGCTTGTGTCTGTTTGCCAGTACGCTATGCCGTCCTGAGTGTTGCTATTGGTGTGACTTAAAACCTGGGCGCGGTAATAAATAGAAGGGTTGCTGTCCACTACCCAGTAGTACATTGCCCCACCTGCAGGGTTGATAACTAAGTTTTGACCGTAATTGGCAGATGACCAAAGGCGAAGCTGCACGCCAATACCCTGCGAAGCAGTGCTGCCCCAACCTGTATCGGTTGTTAAGTACTGGTAAACAAGTGTGCCGTTGTTGTGTGCGTAAGGAGAGCCCTGTATGACCCTGGTTGCGCCAGTTAAAGTTGTGCTTGTCTTGCCGGTATAACCAATTAGCTCGTTGCCAATAACAACTGTGCCGCTAGAAGTAAAGGAAGCGGTGGACGCCACATTGATTGTGACGCCTGTGACGTACTGCGCCGCGCCTGTGCAAATGGCATAACTACTAGCTGTTGTGCTGCCTGTACCGCGAGTGCACCCTGTAAAGGTCGTGCTTGTCACGCCTGTATAAGTAATAATTTCTGTGCCAATGTAGAGCGACCCGCTTGACGCAAACCCAGATGTAGAGGCGACCGTAATCGTTGTAGCAGAAACAGAGAGCGCAGACCCAAGAACTGTATAAGGAACCGCCGCAAGAGAACTGGTTAGGTTTGTGTAAAGAGGCGATGCAATACCGCCACCCCATCCGCCTGCACTCCAACCCAGCGCCTGGGTGTAAATATCAGATCCTGTGGTTAACTGGTAATTCGCTACCACTGTGCCTGTCGTAGTAATCGAGCTGCCAATTGCGGTAGACGCGACAAGATTTAAGATAATGGTGTAAGTAGAGCCGTTAACTGATTGAATTTGAAACTCATTATCCAGTGCGTTGGTCAAATTAATGACCGAGTCTGATGTGGTTGTAATACCACTAAAAGCTACAAAGTCGTTGGCTTGTGAACCATTACCTACATCGGTCACCGTAACGGTGGTTGTGGATGCAGTCTTGGCGGTTACTACAAATGTAGCAAACCCGGATGATGTATAGCGTATAGGCGTGATGTCATTGAACGCGCCGCCTTGACCGTTTTGTACGTAGTACTTTAGATTAGTACCGAGCCCTAGTAAGTTATAGCCTGCTAAGTTCAGCCATGCCCACAGATTACGGCAAACCCCCCAAAAAGATGGCGGATAGTAACCACTTGGATTTGCTGGGGGTTGCAGCGCAGATGTTGTCTGCCCGGTATCGGCAACCCACCCGCCTAGCTTTTCTGGGTAACCTGAGCGAAACCTAATATTGTCGCAGTCAAACCAGCCACCTTCGTTAGCAAGGGATGTTGCTTCACGGTTTACACCGGGTCTGAACTGTAATTTGGTTAACGCCACGAAGACCTCATTTACGCATAAACAGACATAGCATGGTTAAAGCGGGCCATGCGATCCTCGAGCCCTATTGTCCCACCATTTATGGCTTTCGTCAATCCAACAAAGTCATTATTATCAACGTGGTGGTTTAAGTTGTTCTTTTTCCAGAACCAAGCGGCAGTAAGTAGCGCGCCTTCAGGCGTTGAGACAGCATCAGGATTTGATACGAAATCGAATCCCAGGTCACGGGAACATTCCTCGTAGTTGTTTTTAAAGGTAAGCTGGATCGCGCCTCTGCCTCGATTTGCCCAGCCATCACCCGATTCTTCATCTCCATTTCCGCCGCGGTTGGCGTACGCCCTGTTCGCGATTTTTTCTGGGTTGTGCGCGTATTCATTAGCGTTCTCCTCATTGAAATGGGTGGGCCAGGTCTGTATAAGGGACTCGGCTTTGTAATTCAAGTTCTCTTCAAAATACTTAAAGCCACCCGACTCATGTCCGCACTGTGCAATAAAAGCAGCCAAACGCGCAGGGGTGTTGAGCTCCGCATATTGTATGGCAGCCTCCATGCCAGGCATGAGCGCCTCAGCGTGGGCAAGATCTATCTTAGCTGCTTCAGCGAGTTGTTGTGCGTCCATTAATCATATCCTTTACTTGGTTGTAGGTTGCGATGCACGCGTTGAGTTTCCTGATTGCGGTGTCCCCGTCGTCTGTGATGGCGACAACAGATTGAGCAAACGCTGGGTCAAGTTGGGCTGTTGCGGTGTCAGATCCGCCGGTAGCGGGGGCATTTGTGGAGGGACATACTGGGGTTTTGGTCCTGACAAAGAGCTGCAGCTTGCCAGTAGCAATATCAGCGTCGCGCTTAGCAATTTGTTTTTTAGCATCATCTTGCACCTGTTGGAGTTGAGTGGATAATTCGGCGACTTGGTTGTTTAATTTATTTTCAGTTTCCCGCGCTTTGGCGTTACTTTCTGCAATTTTTTCAATCATCTCAGTTTGAGATTCTGCATAGCCATTATGATGTCCGTAAAAATATGATCCAATAATGGAGCATAAAGATACTATAAGCGCTATTAAATAATTCATATTGCAGGTCTGTCGTTAGGGTTGCCAAAGGGGGATGGCTTTGGTGTTGCGGGAGCTGCAGGCTTAGCCTCCAGCGCGGTGATTAGCTTTTCTTCTTGCTTGATTGTAGACGCCATTGGCGGGCAATGGTTAAAAGTGGAAGGTGGTGTAGTGCTTCCTTTAGAGATATAGTTAGCCAGTATCTGGAGCAGTTGCCCTGCAACTAGAGTAAGTACTGCAAAGATTTGCTTATCCGCAGGGGCTTCGTTAAAAAGGGGTTGCTCCGTAAAGACAATACTATAACCAAAAAGCGTTACGATAAAAACCAAGGCGATGCTAAACATCCGTATAACAAACCGGTTTGTCTCAGCATTAAGCTGTTCAGTTGTCTTGGGTTTTCGCGTTAGCAGGTTTTGCAAAATACTCGGGACAGTTTTGCGCGGCGACGCAGAAGGGCGGTTTGCAGTCATCATCACTCCAGTGTTTTGGGTCTTGGCAATGGTATCTGTAGCGGTCGTCACAGCTACTGGCTAGGGCAATACATAGGAAGATACCCAGTCTCACGAAAAATTTCATAACATTCCATTTCTACAGAATTTTGCTTAAACTTTCTCTTAAACTCTATATGCGCTTTGTCACCTTGCAAAGCCTGTAAATAATCCATCCTGATGTAGTACATCAATCCGACGCAGGTAAGAGAAAAAACCAAGACGGCAATACAAATAGCAAGCTTGAAATTGAATTCTTCCTTTGCCTTAGCAGCCTCTCTTGCCTCTCTCTCGTCCTTTTTTTTTGAGCTGCGTCAAACTTGGCTTTGTCTGCCGTTAGCTTAGCCCTTTCTTTTTGAAACTCTTCCCACATTGCGCCCAGTTCTGGGGGTGTATCGTAGATCAAAGTTTGGCGCAGGTCATACTCGGCTTGTTGCAATTGCTTGCGGGCTAAGATATTCTCAAGTGCTTGGGCTTGTATGGACTTACCCCTGGGCGGATTCTTTTCCTTTTCTTTTATTTCTTCATGTGCTTTTTCTTGGTGCTCAAAGAATGACCCAAGCCCTGTCGAAATTTCCTGCATCACCCCATAAGCTTCTTTGCCGGTGGATTTGAACTCTTTGTACATGGCTACGCCCTGCTTGACAGCAGAGAGTACACCGAGGCAAATGCTTATGGGTTCCAATTAGTGTCCTATTGCAATGTATGACCAAGGACCTGTGTTGCTGTTTGTTCCAGGCGTTATTGTGCTGTTCGTGTACGTTACGCCAAACTCACCGATTGACCCGCTACCAGAATAACGAACTGCTGTCGCAACCAAGATACCGTTAGGAAAAGAAACCGGGAAACTCTGCGTAGCAAAACTTAAGTTCGATCCCCACTGAATAAGCAACCCGCCTGGCAAATAGTAGTAGCCGGGATTAACAAGCGAAGAACCTGTAAAGCCCAGTTGAGCTAAAGACACAGATCCTTGTGCACCATTGACAGAAACTACATATCCGCCAGACACATTACTGGCTGTGCTCGCTGTGCTTGCTGATCCTGCTGAACTTGCATAACTGACCGATTGGCTGCCAATATTGCTTGAGGTTATAAACGAGCCGCCAGATGCAGGATTTGTTGCATACGTTGCATTGGTCGCGTTCGTAGCATTCGTTGCATTGGTCGCGTTTGTGGCTGTTGCTGCCGTACCGCCAATCGAGAGGCTGGTTGCTGTACCTGTGAGTCCTGTGCCTGCTCCGGAGAATGAAGTAGCTGACGCGATACCGCCGACAGTGAGCGCGCCCCCAGTTGTTACAGCACCAGGTAAGTACGTGTTTTGTGTATAAAAGTTCGTGCCGTCTGTCCAGATTGTGGCTGTCTGCCCAGCAGGTATAGCGATTCCGGTCCCCGCAGGCGTTGTGTTGCCAAGGACTGTACTTGCATAAAACGTAGCTGTCCAACTGGTTTGGTTATTTACTATATACATCTTAGACGCCGCAGTAGGGGTAAAGATGCTAAACGCGCTAGAAACTGATCCTGTCTGCAGTACAAGGGCTGCGCCCTGTGCTTGATCCACTGCGCCGTACAAATAGGTGAGCGCTTGTGCAGTTGAGTTTACAGTTACGACCTGTACCCCGGCAATGGCGTTCTCAATGATACCGCCCAGGTTTGTGTTGGTTGTGTTACCCCATGTGCCTGCTTGGTCGCCGGGACCCAATAACTGGATGCGTAGGTCTGGTGAGTATGTACTTGACATGATTTGTCCTTATTGAGTATCGTCTATAAATGTCCAGCCGGGTGTGTTGGTGTCCACGATGTCTTGCCAAACAACAATTGGAGTTACGCCAACAGGTTGATTCTCGGTTGTTTTGTTGATCAGTTCACCGGCAATTGGCGCGCCGCCAAACATAAAGTCGCCCGGAATTCCCCATCCTGTAATTGTAACGACAATGCCGCCCCACTGCGCATTTTGCGTGTCGTCTATGGTATTCCAACCACCTGTAACATTTGAGTCCGCATTGATAATTGCTTCCGTAACTGCCTCTTGGAACTGGGCTGTGAGGGTTTCTGTGTCAGCAGATGTGAGCGACTCAGTGATGTTAAAGGGAAATACAAATGGTGCTTGTTGGCTGTCGCCTGATGTGATGTTCTCAGTTTGTGTAAAGAAGTAAGCGGAGCCAATGGTCTGCTGCTCATCGGAGGTAATAGCCTCCACAATCCCAAAGTAAAAGACGTCTTGTTCTGAATCTGTGTTGCCAGAAGTTATTGCCTCTGTGATCGCCTCTTGGAACTGGGCGGTGAAGAGCTGTGTGTCGGCAGGTGAGAGATTCTCACTGATGGATTCTAAGAAAGCACTGATCTGCGTGCTGGCGTCAGCAACGCCGATGTTTTCTGTTTGGGTTACGTTGAACTGGGCGGCTATGCTTGGTGTGTCCGCACTGGTTACGGCTTCGCTAATTGAGAGAGGGAACTGGGCATTTGCAACGTAGGCGTCAGCCGAGGTAAGCGCCTCAGTCAAAGATTCTGAGAACGTGGATGTTTGGGTGCTTGAATCGGCGGGGGTTAAACCTTCAACCACGCCTTCGTAGAAAACGGCGTATTCGGAGTCCACGTTGTTGGACGTTAAAGCCTCTGTTATGGAAGCTAAGAACGCCGCAGTATCGACGTAGGAATCCGCTGAAGTGATGGCTTCAGTTATTGATAAGGGATAATAGTTCCCGCCCAGCGCAGCGTAGGGTGACTGAGCAAAAGCGGAAATTCCATACATGATTAGCTTGCTGTGGTTTCAGCAGGGGCAGGAGTAGTGGCGGCGGGTGCAGGTTGTTGGGCTTGCACTTCTTTATTTACCAACTCGATGATTTGAAAGACTTCTTGAAACGGCTTTGTTCCAAGGTATGCCATGATTGCATTAAGGGTTTGTACTGATATTTTTACTTCTTGCATTTTAGTTTCCTTGTGGTGTTTCAATAAATCGTAGTAACACTACGACCACAGAAATTATACAACCCACTATCATTTGATGGATAGGAGTTAGGGATAGCTCCATGACGAAGCCTTGGGCAACCGATAGAATAGCTATTACTATTGCCCACTGCACCTGCTTTGATTTTAGGGTTGTGATGAGTGTGTTCATGGAGTAATAATTGTCCAAGATTTGGAAAATTCGTTCCAAACAGACCAAGTTGCTGTTGGCTGAGAAACAGGAGGTGTCCACACATTATTAACTAAAGTCCAAGACGGATATGGTTGAGGAGGTGTGTAAACGTTATTAACCAATGTTCCACCAATTTGATACGTATCATTTGCTATGCACAATAAATGTGATTCAAGACCAGGAGGGACACCAGTTTGTGTTTCCTCATAATCAATAATGTTTATTATTTTGTTTGTTGTTGTATCAATTATTGCGTGTCTAATTAAACTCATAATCAATCCTTAGAAAAATGCTTGAACAACAATTAAACCACCAGCTCCAGCGCCTCCTGCCTGTGCTGAAGCACTGGTATAGTTTTGACCACCACTTCCTCCTCCTCCATAGTTGTATCCTGCAGACCCAGCATTGCTACCTCCAGAACCAACAGAGCCACCTTTGCTCCCTCCCATTAAAGAATTGCCACCAAAACCACCTTGCACAGAATTTGTCAATAAAATTCCAGCATAACCATCGCCTCCAGCTGCACTAAAACTTCCTCCAGAGCCACCGCCACCAGCACCTCCTGGAGCAGTTGTATATGAGCCTGTTATAGTTCCTGTACCAGAACCTGCTCCACCACCTCCTCCAGTAGCAGATAATAAACTTGTGCCAAAAGTAGTTGTTCCTCCTGCCTGACCAGAATTATTCCCCGCAGAACCGCCAGAACCGCCAGAACCAACAGCATAGGAATAAGTTGCAGATGGAGAAGTAATAATACTCTCACAATATCCACCACCGCCACCACCTGCTGCTGCAGAAGTTTGAGAGGAGTTAGTTGCTTGACAGCCTCCACCACCACCACCAGCTCCAACTAATCTAACATATAAATATTTTGCGTTTGTAGGTGTTGTATATGTTCCTGAGCCACTTGTATAAACAGTTACTTGTGGAACTGCACCACCAATGCCACCCCAGATCGTTCCGTTGTAACCTTCAAACTGAGATAACGATGTGTTATAGCGCAACATTGCCGTTGCAGGTGTTCCGGGTCTTTGCGCTGTTGTACCAACTGGCAGTGTAATAGCGCTCGTGGTTGGGAACGATGTAATACCTGTTGTTCCATTAACTTGCATCACATCCGCACCGCCGCCCACAACAAACCGAATCGCATTAGCAGTTGTTGTACCAATCGCCAAGTCTGCTGTTGTAGCAGTTAAATACACTGTATTAGGTGAGCCAAAACTGTTTGTGCCCGGTGTCCCAGTCCATCCCGAACTGTTCATACCAAAGTCGCCATAATAAGTGGTAGCAGTCGTATTGTTGTTCGAGACAATTACATCAGAAGAAGCGGCAGTACCCGTATTGGTATTTTGAATCTCCATCTGTATGTAACTATTCTGACTGGCTTGCATCGTCAAAATATGGTTTACATCGGTATAGCTCAGTGTTCCGTAAGAGAACGCACCTGTTGAAGACGTGCCGGAAGTAGAGGCATTAGCCGTAACAGTTGTAAACGCGCCTGTGTTTTGTGTGGTCGCGCCAACAGTACCATTAATATTAATGCTTGCCGTACCTGTTAGGTTTGTAACCGTACCAGAGCTTGGTGTACCTAGTGCCCCATTGTATAAAACAACTGCTCCTGTTGAACCCGTATTAACTGCCAATGCTGAGGCTACGCCTGTACCAAGACCTGATACACCACTGGAAATTGGCAGTCCTGTTGCGTTAGTTAATGTTCCCGAGCTTGGCGTGCCAAGTGGTCCACCTTGATAAACAGCGTACTCAGCAGGGTATGTACAAAATACGTTTTGTGTACCGGACGCAAAGTTAACAGTAGCACCCCCGTTGCTAGATGAGTAAACGGTTGTTCGAGTTAGGGTGTTGCCTGTGTTCCAAGTACCCAGTCCCACTTCCCAGTTTGCACCGCCTTGATCAGCAATACAGTAGTAGGTTGTGGTTCCGTTGGTAGAGCTGAAAGCGCCACTGAAAGATTGATACCCAGTAACCGCACCAAGGAGCGTGACTGCGCCTGTGCCTGGAGAACTACAGGTCTCTAATACCCGGTCCTTGATTAAGAAAGCCATACATACCCCTTAATTAAGAAGTCGCGGTAGTACTGTAAACAACGCTGACAGTGTCTCCGGCGGTGGTGGTTTTCGCTGTACTGAAGTTACCTTCTGAATACAAAGTACCGCTTGTATTGCTTTGAGCACTAGAAGCGCCTGTACCAAGTACCAAGAAACATCCGTAAACTGTACCGCCTGAACCTGTGATTGTGTAGGTCACTGCTGTAGCTGTTGAGGAAGTTACGTTAGAGGGTGTAGCGCCTGTCGATGTGGATGACGCAAAAACTGCTGTACCACGAACGGCTGATCCGCCCACTGTGTAATTGACAAACTCTTTAGACGGCACGATTGTGCTCATGGTATCTGTTGCGGCGGCGGTAATGCTGGCATTAAGCAACCCAAGATAGGGTCCGGTCACAGAATAACTAGAACCTTTGAGTAAGGTATCAAGCATCAATTGTTTACCTACAGCTACCACTAAGTTGGGAAATTCTTCTTCCCATTTGATGTTGCCGTCTTTGTCGCGGCAGACAACGTGGTACCAACCCTCGATGCCCATTCCTTCAGGAATACTAGCCTTAGCTTGGAGTGTAGCCACTGCGTGATCTCCAATGTTTGAAATTTCGTTAGCCATCTTGACTCCTTAAGATATACGAATAATAGCCGATGTGTTTGTTGCGGCAGGAAACTGAACTGTGAATGTGCTTGTCGAGGTCTTTGCAGAACCAAAATCTAAAACACAAACTGCGGGGTTGGTTGTTCCGTTGTTCAAGTAAATCAAGGCGCCCCTTGCACTTATAGACCCTGTCCAAACTGCGTTGGCAAAAGATACATAAGCGGTGTCTCCACTTGAACCCACTGTTGGAACCTGATTGACGACAAGCAACTGACCGCCGGCGGTATAGCCTGTACCGGATGTCTCACCTGCGTTGGTGTAGGACTGCGTTGTTTGGTCAAGCGTAGCCGTGTTGGTGTAGAGCGCAATGTAGAAGTTGCCGGACGTGAAGTTATACACTCCGTTCATCATGCCGGTCTTAAACACATCACAAGCCCAGTTGCCAGTAAATGCCATCTTATGTCACCCTCTGGCGGTATTGTCCGCTTCTATAACTGTCCTGTCTCTCAAGGCCGTCTCCAAGGCGTTTAGCTTCTGCAAGCGCTTCTTTGTACTTATCGTTGTACAACGCAAGAATATCAGCTTCTCCCTTCATGAATGTGTACGCCTCTACCAAAGAACCGTACAGCAACACGGAGTCGTAGTTGTCGCCAAGCCAGGTTGTGCCTGTTGCATTGGACACAGAGCTGACAGAAGCAGTAAAGTTTGAACCGCCCGTACCAATGTACGTGCCAGACGCGCTAATGACGTCCCCTACAGAATACAGTGCACCGCCAGTCGTTGGCGTAATGCCTGTGACTATGCCTGCTGCGACCGTGATCGTAGCAGTTGCTGAATTGCCGTTACCGCCTGTAATTGGTACATCGTAGTATGTACCGTTGGTGTAGCCAGACCCGCCGTTGGTCAGCGTCAAAGCCGTGATAGAACCTTGAACAATTGTGGGTGGATAATAGTAATAGTGCAGTTCTACAGAATACGACTGATCTGGTGTTGGCCCAAGAAGAAAACTCAGTTCGGCAACGTTGCCGTACTGTGGACCAAAGAGTGCGTAATACTGAGGCTGCTGATAGAAAGAAGAATTGGTAGTGGCAAACGCTTCGCGGATGAAGTTAACGTCCTTGTTGATTAAGTATGTATAAGTCCCGCTGCTGATCACAGCAAGGGAGTACACAGACAAGAAGTCGTTGGGGCAAGACAGGTAAGAGTTACCCGCTGTCAAAGTACCAATCT